GATACCGGACAAATCGTATTTAATGGACATGTGAGACACCTTGTGAAAAGAGCAGCTGGACCGCTGCGGTGACTCAAATGTGCCAAAACCGTTGCCCAAAACCAAAAAATAGGACCGCAAAAGGCACTAGCCCAAATTGGCTGAAAGCCTTATGCGGCGGGCGTTTGCGCGTGTATATATATTTGGTTGGCCGGGAAAAGCCCTAGCCCCAAATGGCCGCGGATCCCCCTACTCTCATAGAGAATCTGTAAAGGGAACCAATAGAGGGGAATACAACCCTTTTTTCCGGGTACCGGATCAAACGATCCTATTGATGCATAACGAGAATCAATCGATCGAAAACTCGCATGGGGCGCTTTAGTAGGCGCTACCCCACGAAAAACGCCCTTTTCGCCCTAGCGGACCCTGCTCGAGCCCACAAAGACACCCGGAAACACCCGTTTCGCCCATGTGGATCGGCCCAAATGGCCACTTGGACCACGGCAATCACGGCATGTTTACGCCATAGACCCCTAGAAAAGCCCGTATTTACTGGGGAAACCTGCGGATTGTCGATCCGATCGCCTAGCAGAACCCCTCTCTAGACGCCTACCACCCCCCTATAGGCACCTGGCACCCCCCCCCCAGGGCATACCACCCCCCTACCAGGACCCTAGCCGCCCGACCCGGAGGGTACTGAGCCTCAATACGGTACCCAATCACACGCATTTCCCCTTCCCATCTCTCTCTACTGGAAAAGAGACCACCCACCCTCCCCTACGGGACCAAGGAAAGCTGACCCCAGGGGTGTATTGAGCCTCTCTCTACGGAAAATGAGACCGGATACCAGGATTCGTGGCAAAAACATCAAGGATCCTTGACTAAAACGGATCGTTGCTGGTATAAGACGTGCAGTTTGGCGCAGTGTTGCTTCGTTGTACGGCCACTCCCAGCGGAAGGTGGGGCAAAACATCCGCACCCCAGGCCTGACACCCTCAGAAGTACTCCTGGTTAGGTGACTCGGGCGAGTTGGCCCCGTAAGGGTCTACCAAATTTCAAGTTCCACGATATGGCAAGGACAAAAAAGACTGTCGAACAAGAGCTCGCTGAATACGCAGAGGCAAGAAAGAAGACCAATGCGGAGATTGTTCGCGAGCGGATCCAGACAGTGAAGCTAGTGGAGCTTTTGAACAGCTACGCTTTAGGGAATTCCAAGGCAAAGCTCACTGGTCCGCGGCTAAAGGCTATTGAGATGCTCCTCGATAAATCCTTGCCTGACCTTGCGGCGATTAAACATGAGGTTCAGGCACAGCAAGTGACCTTCATGATCGCAGAAGAGCCTCCAAAGGCTTAATGGAAGCGATCAAGTACCACCCTCCTGGTTCGGTTGCTGCCGCATTTCACAGAAGCGAGGCGTTTGTTCGTGGACTACTAGGGCCTGTGGGCTCAGGAAAGTCCTCAACGTGCGTGATGGAGATCATCAAGCACACCTTAAAGCAAAAGCCTCACAACGGTTGGCGCAAGGCTAGATGGTGCGTGATTAGAAATACGTACCCGGAACTGAAGTCCACCACGATCAAGACCTGGCAGGACTGGATTCCGAATCATCTAAGCCCCATTAAGTACGACGCGCCGATCTCCACGGTATTCAAGGTTCAGGACTGCGGCGATGGCAATGGGTTGGAACTCGAGGTTCTCTTTATGGCGCTCGATAAGCCAGAGGAGACGGGAAAGCTTCGCTCTCTTGAACTTACAGGAGCCTGGATCAACGAAGCCTCAGAGGTCCCCAAAGAAGTTTTCGACATGGTCACCCAGCGGGTTGGACGTTACCCCGCGAAACGAAACGGTGGCCCCACACACCCCTGTGTGATCCTGGATACGAACCCACCAGATGACGACCACTGGTACTACAAGATTGCGGAAGAAGATAAGCCTGAGGGTTGGGACTTCTTCAAACAGCCTGGTGGGCTGATAAGAACAGAGGACGGTCTCTACGTTCCAAACCCGGATGCAGAGAACATCTTCAACCTACCGAACGGATACGGGTACTACTTCCAGCAGTTAGGCGGAAAGAAGGACGACTGGATCAATGTCTTCCTCTTAGGTCGCTACGGAACCACCGCCACTGGTAAGCCTGTTTATCCGGAGTACAACGACAATATCCACGTCGCGAAAGAAGACTTAGAGCCACTTGCCGGAGTGCCGGTGATTGTTGGCTTTGACTTTGGGTTAACCCCAAGCGCGGCGATTATTCAGTTAACCCCTAAAGGTCAGCTCCTGATTCTTGATGAGCTGATCGGTGAGGACATGGGGATTCGGCAGTTCGCCTCTGATGTGGTGAGGCCGCTGTTAATGACCAAGTACTCACGAAACAAGATCACCTCCGTTGGTGACCCTGCAGGAATGAACAGGGCGCAGACCGATGAGCGGACTTGTTTCCAGGAACTCTATGAAGTTGGGATCGCGGCAGAACCTGCGAACACCAACGACTTTCTTCCAAGACGTGAAGCAGTTGCTTTCTACCTGACCAAGATGGCAGGTGGCGAGCCAGGGATGTTGATCTCCCCCAGTTGCAAGACCATACGCAAAGGATTCATTGGCGGCTATCGGTACGAAAGACTGAGAGTTGCAGGTGAGCGATACAAGGACAGGCCCGTGAAAGACAAGTTCTCCCATCCGCATGATGCGCTGCAGTACGCGTGTCTGGCGACAAGGGTTCATGTGCCTACTGCTCGCGCTCGTACGGTCAGCAAGAAAGCGGTGGCCTGGACATGATCCTTCGCGTTGTTCCTCCTGCCCAGGTTGATGTCCAAGCTGAGACACCGTATCCAGAAAACCCATTAGTGATGGATGCCCTTGCTGGGCATATCAGTTCTGCGTGGTCTCGCGCAAAGAGTGCAAAGACTGAGATTCAGGAAAGGCTGCTTAGGTGTGAGCGTCAGCGCCGTGGCATCTACGAACCAGACAAGTTGCGATTGATTCGCGAGTCTGGTGGCTCTGAGATCTACATGATGCTCACGGACGTGAAGTGCCGTGCAGCAGAGTCATGGATCAAGGACGTGTTGTTTACCGCGGGTGAAAGGCCATTTGACCTTGAGCCTTCTGAGGATCCAGTTCTCCCTCCGGAGGTGAAGCTTGGAATCATTGACCTGGTTAAGACGGAGGCTGAGGAGTTTCTACGTCAAGGGGCGGAGATTCATCCGGAAGTCTTTCGTACGCGGATGGAAGAGGTTCACGACCAAATCCGCCTCAAGCTAAAAGAGGAAGCCCGGGACGCTGCAAGGCGCATGGGTGACTTAATTGAGGATCAGCTCCACGAAGGCAACTGGCCCAAGACCCTCAAAGAATTCATCAGCGACTACACAACGTACCCAACAGCAATCGCGATTGGACCTACGGTCCGTAGAAAGAAATCGCTTAAGTGGGGTGAGAACTACCTGCCAGTGATCTCTTCTGAGTTCACCCGGGAAGTGGAGCGTTGTTCGCCTTACGATTTTTACCCTGCTCCCAACGCATCCAATGTGGATGACGGGGACATGATCGTGATGCACAGACTCTCCAGGGCAAAGCTTGAAAGCTTCCTTGGGGTGCCTGGTTGGAACGCAGACAACATCAGGACTGTCCTTGAGCGCTATCGCAATGGCTACAAGGTCATCCAACAAGGCGAGACTGAGCGCAATGACATGGAGGGTAAGCCTCATGCATCGCTCAGCTCAGACAACGAACTAGAGACGATTCGCTTCTGGGGATCCGTACAGGGCTTCAAGCTCCTCCAGTGGGGCATGAAAGATCTCGAGGCTCATCGCGAGTATGAGATCGAGGCCTGGATGGTTGGCGCTTATGTGGTCAAGGCCGTCATGAACCCTGATCCCTTAGGTCGTCGCCCGATTCATATCGCGTCTTGGGAAGAGATCCCTGGATCCATTTGGGGCTTGGCACTTGCCGAGCAGATGCGTGATGTTCAGGACCTCTGTAACGGCGCAGCTCGAGCGATTGCCAACAACATGGGCATCGCTTCAGGACCTCAGGTAGAAGTCCAGATCGATCGCTTAGCAGATGGTGAAGATGTAACCCAGCTCTTCCCATGGAGAGTTTGGCAGACCACGACAGACAGAACCGGTGGCGGTCAACCTGCTATCAGGTTCTTCCAGCCGCAGATGAATGTGGACGCGCTTCTTACCGTCTACATGCAGTTCTCCCGTCAGGCCGATGAAGTCACCGGCATCCCTGCTTATCTGTACTCAGGGACCACAGGTTCTGGCGCAGGACGGACCGCTTCAGGTCTTTCCATGCTGATGGACAACGCTGCTAAGGGAATCAAGCAAGCGATCTCTCAGATTGACACGATGGTCGCTGGAGTGGTCTCCAGGTTCTACATCCACAACATGATGTTCCACCCTGACCCTTACGTGAAGGGCGACTTCAAGATTGTTGCTAAGGGTGCAATGGGTCTGATTCAACGTGAGCAGCTCGCCATCCGCAGGAATGAATTCCTGGCAGCTACCGCGAACCCAGTGGATCTGCAGATTCTCGGACCAGAAGGTCGGGCTTATCTGCTCAGAGAAAACGCCAAGTCGCTTCAGATGGACACCGACAAGCTGGTCCCGTCTATCGAAATGCTCAAGTACAAGCAGGAACAGCAAGCGCAACAAGCGCAACAAATGCAACAGCTTCCTGCCCCTCAAACAACAGACCCTGCCGGTAATCCAGCCGGTGGGATGAACCTCGTAGGAGCCGCGTAATGAAAGCCAAGATGATGAAGCGTCCCATGAAAGGCACTGTTCCAATGGGTTACGCCAAAGGTGGCAAGGTGTTCAAGCCTTGTGCCGACTGCCCTACCCCTGCTGCTTGCGCAAAAGGCGGCATGTGTAAGGCCAAAGGAATGAAGAAAGGCGGCATGGTCAAGAAGTGAGACGACCGCCGCAAAAAGTAATTTCCGCCCTTGCTTCATTGCAGGGCAACCCCAGTTTCGAGACGCTCCGTGAATGGATCGTTGAGGAACGAGAAGACCTCGTGCAGTCCTTAACCAACACGAAAGAGGAAACCCTCCTTCGCTGGTCTCAAGGACAGAAACAGGCTCTCGATCACCTCTACGACTACATGACCGAGGCGTCCAAATTGGCGTCCCGCTAAGGGACTTTATTAACCCGAACACCGTCATGAGACACGGACGAACACCTTAATGGCTCGTCCCTGTTGGATTGCGGCTCGTGGAGATCATTGATGTCTTTACCTCGTGCAGTAGAAGAGCAAGGCCGTAAGGCCGATGAGGCTTGGCAACAGGCCTATAACCCGCAGCAAACCCCGCCTCCGGCACCTACCCCACCAGAGCCTGTCGGCTCTCAGGAACCTCCTCCCGCTCCTCCGGAAAACGCTGAGCAGGATTCCTGGGAAAACCGCTACAAGATTCTCAGTGGCAAGTACAACGCTGAGGTTCCACGTCTCGCCTCCGAGAACCGTGATCTCAAGTCACAGCTTCGCCTGTTGGAAGACAGGATGAAGAAGCTTGAGTCTGGTGCTCCAGCAGAGCGCTACGTGAAGCCAGAGGAAGTGGAAGAGTACGGCGAGAACTTGGTGGATCTGATCCGCCGCGCCGCAAGAGAGGAAGTCGCAGCTAAGCAGTCAGAGATCGAAGCCCTTAAGGCTAAGGTTGATGGCTTCGAAGGCAAGGTGACCGCCAATGTCGAAGTGGACTTCTACAGTCGCCTCAGCGACAAAGTCTCAGACTGGCGAGTGATCAACGACGACCCAAGATTCCACACCTGGTTGAACGACTTTGACGACTACGGCAACCGCCGACAGGACATGCTGTCGATGGCCGAGTCAGAAAAGAACGCGGAAAAGGTTGCGAAGTTCTTCGACGCATTCAAGAAAAGCATCACCTCACAGGCCGCAGCCGCTAATTCAAGTCTGGAGCAACAAGTCGCTCCGGATGTCAATCGCGCTGTCGCACCGCCGAAAGGCAAGCGTCTTTGGACTAGAGCTGAGATCACTGAGTTCTACAACCAGATGCGCAGAGGTGCGATTAAAGCGAGTGACGCGGTTGCATTGGAAGCAGATATCCAAGCAGCAATCGTCGAAGGTCGCATCAGATGATGCCCCGGCGAGAGCTGCATATGAAAGGAAACTGAAATGTCTCTCGCAATTGCAGCATCCCCAGCTCTAGTAGGAAGCTACCCCGACTTCTCCTCTGGCGGAGCCGGTGGTAAGTTCATCCCCGAGGTTTGGTCTGGCAAGCTCCAGGTCAAGTTCTATGCCGCCACCGTTCTTGGTGAGATCACCAACAACGACTGGGAAGGCGAGATCAAAGACCAGGGCGACAAGGTCTATATCCGCTCGGTTCCCACCGTTACGGTCCGGAACTACGAGAAGGGTCAGTCTCTGACCAACGAAGTGCCCACCAGCACTCCGCTCGAGCTCTTGATCGACAAGGGCAAGTACTTCTCGGTGGTTCTCGATGACGTTGACGCGATCCAGTCTGACATCAAGCAGATGGATCTCTTCAGCCAGGACGCCGCTGAGCAGGTGAAGATCGCCACTGACACCGACGTTCTCGCCGGTATCGTTGGCGCAGCAGCAGCCGCTAACCGTGGTGCAACCGCTGGTGCAATCACCGCCGGTATCAACCTCGGCACGACGGCAACTCCTGTGTCGATCACCAAGACCAACATCCTCGATCTGATCGTGGACGCAGGTCTCGTACTTGACGAGCAGAACGTTCCTGAGTCTGGTCGTTGGATGGTGATCCCCGCTTGGGCTGCAGCTCACCTCAAGAAGTCGGACCTCAAAGATGCATCCATCACTGGCGACGGTGCTTCCGTTCTCCGTAATGGCCGCGTCGGTCAGATCGACCGTTTCACCCTGTACGTCTCGAACCTGCTTCCGGTCGCTTCGGGCAAGTTCACGATGTACGCTGGTACCCGTGATGCGTTGACTTTCGCTTCGCAGATCACCAAGGTTGAAACGCTCCGTGCCCAGTCGACCTTTGGCGACATCATGCGTGGCCTGAACGTGTTCGGCTACAAGGTTGTCAAGCCCGAGGCCTTGGTGCAGATCGTCGGCACCCGCGGCTAATGAAGATGGGGTGGGCTTCGGCTCACCCTGTTTCTCATGCAGCGCACAAGACTCCTTATCAACCGCAAGACCGGGTTCGAGTACGCGTGGAATGCCACGCTTGCCCAGGATCCGGACTTCGAACCCTACGAGCCTGAACATGCCCAAAGCGTCATCGATCAAGCGGGAGGGCGGGAAGCTCCAGTACAGGGGACACGAGTTCCCGGGCTTCAACAAGCCGATCAAAGCCCCGGAGGGCTCGACCAAAAAGAAGATAGTCCTCGCGAAGAAGGGGGACGAGGTGAAGTTGGTGAGCTTCGGACATCGTGGCTACGAAGACTTCACGCAGCACAAGGACCCAAAAAGACGCGCAAATTATCTGGCGCGGTCAGCGGGTATCAAAGACAAGTCCGGGAATCCGACGAAGGACGACGTGTTCTCGCCTAATCACTGGGCTCGCAAAACTCTCTGGTGACCTATGCCTGTAGCTGTCTCGACCATCCTCACCCAAGCTGGTGACATCCTGCAAGACGCAGGAAACGTCCGCTGGACGTCCGCTGAGCTTGTCCGGTACCTGAATGCCGGTCGTCGTGAGATCGCGCAGCTACGCCCCGATATCTACGCTACGCACCAGCATGTCACCCTAGTTGCTGGAGCCAAGCAAACAATCCCTGCAAGTGGGCACAAGTTCATCGACGCAATCAGCAACATCGATGCGGCAACCAATACCAACAAGAACGCAGTAAGACTCATTGAGCGCGAAGTGCTGGATGCTCAAGCCCCTGGTTGGCACACTGAGACAGCCACCTCGAACATCGAGCACTTCATGTTTGACGAGCGGTACCCCAAGATTTATTACGTCTACCCACCTGCAATCGCTGGATCCAAGCTCGAGATCATCTACTCGCAGATCCCTTCGGATGTCGCAGCAGGGGATAACCTGACAGACGAAGAGCTCTACAGCTCTGCCCTAGTGGACTACCTCTGCTATCGAGCCTTCTCCAAGGATGCTGAGGTGGCTCTGAATCTCCAACGAGCACAGGCTCACTACCTCGCATTCGCGAATTCGTTGGGCGTTGATGTGAAGAACGTCATGAAGTTCAGCCCGAATCTAGCCAATCAAGGCGGCAACGTACCTCGTACTGCCGCGGTTTAAGCCATGAACTACTCAGATCTCGTATCCGACATCATGCCGGAGGTCCTCGGCTGTCCGAGCGTCACGATCAAAAGAGCTGTGCGTGATTCGGTCATCGAGTTCTTCGAGCGTTCCATGGCCTACAAGGTCGAGAACGACCCAGCAAAACTTCCCAAGAACGTTCAAGAGATCGACCTTGAACTTCCCACCAAGACCCGTCTTGTCAAAGTACTGACGGTTCGATACGGCGGGGCTGAACTGCAGCCCGTGACCCGCGAGGACATGGACCGCCTGGGGTATGACTGGCCAACGCTGACCGGAACTCCTCAGGGCTACACCTTCGCTACGCCCACTTCAATCCGCTTAGTCCCATTCCCCTCTGATTCGACCGCTACGAAGGCCTACGTTCGCTTTGCAGTGGCTCCAACAAGGGTGAGTACCAGTCTGCCTGATGAGCTCGGTGAGCGGTACTACGAGGCGATCTGTGCTGGTGCCAAGTTCCGTCTAATGCGCATGCCAAAGATGGCGTGGACTGACGCAAACCTGGCTGCATTCAACGGCTCCCAGTTTGAAAAAGGCATCAACAAGGCACGTCTTGATTCGGCTCACGACAACGTTCGAGCTGTGCGTCGTGTTGTCATGAGGAGAGTCTGATGTCCGACAAGATCCTTTTGGTCCAGGGTGACACCAGACCAATCCTGACCTGCACGTTGACCGACGAGACCACTGGCCTTGCGATCAACATCACTGGGGCTACGGTCCTTCTGAAGTTTCGTGAGGCAGGTAGCACCACCGTCAAGTCCACGATCACTGGCGCTGTGACCAATGGCGCTACCGGGACTGTTGAGTTCACCTGGTCGAACACTGCACTAGATACAGCCGGGGAATTCGAAGGCGAAGTGGAGATCACGTTCGCTTCAGGTGGGATTCAAACCGTTTACGACAAGCTCAAGTTCAAGGTGCGTGAGCAGTTCTGATGAGCAATTTGCGTCTGCTCACTTCGCTGATCAAGGCCAAGCTCGAGACCTCTAGTCAAAAGCCAGTTGCCGCAGTCAGTTATGTACTGGCCAGATTAGCCACTGAGCTTCGATCGATCGGCTTTAACCCGGTCATCTCAGATCAAGTCAACACGTCTGACCAGGTCTCGTTTGAGATCGTCAAGAACCTGTTTGACACGGTTATCGCCACCGAGAACCTCCAGCTCACAGACCTTCGTGAGAACCCAACCGATGTTCTGACGTTGGTTGAAGCGGTCCAGATCGTGATGGACTGGCTGCGGACCTTCGATGATGCGGTTATCGCTGATGACCTGGCCGCGAAGTCTGTCACCAAGAACATTGCAGACGCAGTTTCAGCGATCGATCAGTTGGTGGATGTTTCCTTAGCGAAACTCCAACAGAACGCCGATGCAGCTTCGGTGGGCGATGTCATGGCATTCGCCCTCGAGAAACTGGTCACAGACGCCGCTACGGCCTCTGACGTGCTCAGCTATGTGATGAGCTATGTCAGGAACCTTCAGGACGCTGTAGCCCCATCTGATGCCCTTAGCGTCCAGTTTGTAAAGGCGCTTTCAGATTCGGTCTCGGTGGCCGACGAGCTCTCGACCTCTGCGGAACAGCTCATCGGGAAGGATGACACGCTTGGCGTCTCGGACTCCTTTGCCCTGGCGGTAATCAAGAACCTCACGGAGTCGATCGCGACCAGCGAGACGGTAGCCTGGGACTTCATGAAGGCGCTGTCGGAAACGATCGGCACCACAGAGACCCTTGCGTATGTCTTTACCAAGGAGCTGACAGAGACCGTCACCTCGGTAGAGACCTTCGCAGTAGACATCTACAAGTACGTTGCAGGAGCTGATGACCTAACGGTCGCGGATGCTGCAGCGTTTGATTTCACAAAGCCAGTCACCGAGTCGATCGCTCTTGCTGATGCAAGCGTGTTTGATTTTGTGAAGGGCTTGACCGAATCCCTCACGGCGGGGGACAGCGGTCTGTTGTTCGCAACGGACTACGCCGACATTTCGTACTTT